CTTCGATCTGCAACAGTTCTTTTCTCAAATAGTCAAAATATTCCGAACGACGTACGGCTTCAGTCACATTAAGTGCCTTCACCCGACCGGCGTTCTCTCGAAAACCAGCCAAAGCTTGATCCTTGAGTTCCGCATTGTTTGCCACCACCTTCTTCGCTTTTTGACGCGAACGTCTAGCAGAGGTGGTGGAGGCCTTAGACACCTCGGTTTTTTCCGAAGCGGTTGAACTTTCGGTGTCACAGTCATAAAAACCGTTCTTCTCAAGCAACGGTTTGACCAATTCTAACAACAACTCTTTCTTGTCTTCACCTTCGTAGAGCTGCAGTTCGTTTTCGACCTTCTCCGCTGGATCGAATAAAGAAAACACAATCAAATCTTCGCGTAAGCGTGAATTGATCATGTCATCGACTTGATAGTAATACGGCGCTTCAGAGAAATGAAGCGAGTACTCATCAAGCCCGGCCCAAGTAATGAGACTCTCCTTCAAAGAGGAGATGGTCTCGAACTCACCAAAATTACGGATCTTAAACCAAAAGGCGGCAAAAGCTGCCCCCACCAGAGTGTCCCGTTTGATTGAATTTTTTGTCCTTTCGGCCGAATTCAATCTGTCCATAATCTGACCTGAGTAGTGATAATCAAATGTCGCGCGTAAAAACACAACAATCGCCAAATCTTTCAGGTCTTCCATAGTTGCCTTTCTTGGAACACCAAAGTTCTCGCCGTTAAGCAAAACTCTCTGATTGATCGAATCAAGGTAACCATAGACGTCCTTGAACGTCGCCTTGTCGGCAAGCTTAAATGAATAAGATCTCGCCTTCTCAACAAGCTCCTTCGGGTAGTAAACCACCCGAGAGAAAAGCTCGTTGGGACCAGGTTTGGGTTTAGTCTCATAGTCGAAGATCTTAACCGCCACCATGTCGTAATTTTGCGGTAACCAAAAGTTCCTAAAAACATTGGTTCTCGTCCTCGTGTCCGCTTTCCTCACACTGCGAATCAAAGAGAAGAATTGGATACCTGCTCTATTTTCTAACATCTCTAAATAAAAGCGATGCTTCGAACCCTCAATCACTCCTTTCCTGAAGTAAGTGAGGTATGACGAATAGTCATGCTCATAACCATTCGAATAATCATCTTTAAACGTGAACTTAATGCGATTGTTCTTGCGATCAACCGACCAATGGGCTTTCAAGCCGTCCAACGTTCCTTCATCGTGTACAAAAATTAAGGGACTGAAAATCATCGTTCCCAAAAATTTTTTCACATCATGCGCTTCGAGAGCCCTGACAAGCTGCTCTATTGGCATATCATACGAGGAATGAATCCCCATGGCATAATCGGCCTTAACATAACAGTTCTCGGCCTTATTGTGGCAAACCAATTGTTCCTTACCACCTTCCACATCTTCAGCAAACTTATAAGCAACATCGAGCATTTTTCGTTTCTGTTTTTCCTTAGCGGTATTCTTCAAAAACTTGAAATCCTCAACATCCCTCTTCATCTTCGTAATGTGGGTTTTTGTCCTCAAAAGACGATCAG